ACATACGCGCCTGCGTTTATCGCGCCGACTCCTGGATCGACGGTAGTGCCACTAAGTTGAAGCCCACCGGTATCGGTAAATTTCAACACATCAATATGCGTGCTGAAATCGCCACCAGCCGCCGTATTGACTTGTAAGACTGTGACACCTCCGGCGGTGACGAGTCTCCAAAGCCCCCCTGCCGTTACAGCCGTGCCTGTAGCGCGCATAACATAGGAGGGGGCGCTAGAGGTCTGTGTATTAGTCCCATTGCCAGCGACTTCAAAGCCTTCCGATTTCCAAGCATCACCAGTGATAGTGTAAGAGGAGAAATCAACACCGTTCGCGACGGTATCCTTGCCGAACGTTTTGATAATCGTGCCGGTGGTTTGGATTGGGGGAGCACTACTCCAGGGTCCAACTCCAAGCCCCACTTTAGCGCCAATCGACCCCGGCTGCCCCGACATCCCCATCATCATGTCCCAAGGGCCATCCGCAGCAACGGTGTCATCGTTGTTGTTGGAGGCGCATAGGACGCACTTGAAGAAGACGCTAGAGCCAGTGCGGAGAGAATTGCTGGCCTCGAACCCGACTGCTCCGAACCAGTGCTTGCCCTTTGTAGTGAGGATGCCCTGCGATATCGCACCTGTTACCTCTCCGGCATAGTCGTATACGTTATTGCCAGAAGTGGCAGTGGCGGGCATAGCAGGCGAGATCGTCACGTTGCCGCCAGAGGGGGTGCCGTTGATAGTTGTTACGAATAGTTCCCCAGTATCCAACGTAACCTCGATGCTGTCGCCGTTACGGATACCTGTTATACTGGAGACCGGAAGAACTGTGTCGGTCGAATGCACAGTGCCCGTCAGAGTCACAGTGCCGACACCTCCATTAGAAGTGTCGCCTGTCGCCGAAAATACACCTCCTACAAAGAATGCCGCGCCCCCTTGGTTGTTAGCGCTAATAGTAGGAGTATCCGTGACGAGAATGCCCTGAAGTGCACCAGTGTTTACTGTAGGTGCAATTCCACTAGTGTTATGTATTGCGTCAAGTGTTGAGTCGATCCCGGTGGTGCTTAAATGGCTCTTGGAAAAGAGACCTGTTCCGAACACCGCATTGCTGGTGGGCATCGAGAGAAAATAATTCCCCATTGTCTGCGGCTGGATGTAATGCGACTGCGCACTCGGATTGCCGCGCGGGACGATAATGAACAAATCAGCCGGATCGATAGCCGTCTGCACCGGAGGGCCGGCCAATGCTGCGCTTGCCGCCAGGACAAGCGCGGTCGCGAACGCCGAGATGCGCATCAATGCACCGTCGCGCCTGCTAGAAGGCCATGCGCCGAGGAGCCGGCGCCGACGTAAAGCCCAGGCACTCCCCACGGCACTCCTCCACCCGGTTCGTATCCCAGCATTGTGCGTCCTGTCTCACGAGAGATTCGGCGATTTGTCCGTTCCCACCATCCCGGCGATGCCGCCTCGTACAAGTGATACCACAATAGGTAGTCGAGCGCGCCCTTGAGATAAATCAGGTTCGCAAACGGGACATGCGAGGATGCAAAACGAGCCAGATCGGGCCAGAGGTGTGATAACGCTTTGTCTGGGTGATCCTTCAATTCCAGCTTGAAGTCGGAGAACATCCGCATCGCCCGGTCGAAATCGCTCCCGATCGGCCCGACCATCGTAGCGATGCCGCCTGCGCCAAGCCGGCTAGTTTCGCCGAACAGAAAATCACCGTAGATGCCGAGGCCGCCGCCCTGCGCCAATGCCGCCAATAGCGTGACCGGATTGCGATAATCACGCTGGGTATTGCCGGTGACGGCATCATTGATCGCCATACGGAGTGCGCCCCCGGCGGTGCCAAGAGCAAGCAGTGCGCCGATGTTCGACCACATCTCCTTGCCAGACAACGACATGGCGATCTCGCGCCCGAGGATCTGATTGGCCGCCGCCAACGGCCACATCTTGAACTGCGCCAGCGCCCGCCAGAGCATGTAGGACTTGTCGCCCGGCCGGAGATTTCCGAGAACCATTGCGCGCTCGCGGATACCAGACTGCACCGCACCGTGATCAGCCGCGTCGTCGAGATACATTCCCAGCCGGTCAGCCATATCCCATTGCTTGCGCTGGACCGCTGCGCCGACCTGCTCGGGCGTAGTCTCGGGAGAGATAACACCCTGCCGCCGCAACAGGGTCTCGGTAGCAGCCGGATCGGCAGCAATGCCGTCATGCGGCGTTACCCACCGCCGCCCCTCAACCATCGCGGGATCTGCTGCGTTGCGGATCAGATCCCATTCCGCCGGGCCGATGCCGTAGCTGCCAAGCACCGTGCGCTGGTGCAGTTCGATCTGGTCAAATGTGCCGTTCGCCGCGCGTCCAAGGCGATCCATCAGAACACCCTTGACGCCCTTCGCCTGAATTTTATCGAGCACCTGCGGCAAGCCGGTTAGCCGCATGAAGTGTCCGGCAGACCAGGACGCGAAACCTGGAATTCCGTGATCAAATGCACCAGCCGATCGCGCTTGGGCGTTGGCATAGCCATGCACATAAGCACCGGCATCGGCTAGTGCGTCCTGCTCGATCTGGCCACCGCGTCCGGTAACGATAGAGCTTGCGATATTGCGGATTGTTTCCCAGCGCCCGACGCCGTGATGCGCCATTTCCGACCCGAATGTGCCCGGCGCAGCCGAAAGGTGAGTTATCGACACCCCGCCTAAATGCGACATCGCTTCAAGGCTCATCAGCGTCTCGAAAGCCGCAGCGTGATCGGCATTTGACGGGATGTTCAATGAACCCGTAAGCCGCCCCATCGCGTTGCGCAAGCTGTCCGTCTGCGCATTGAAGCGCGCCAATCCGTCTAGGTCTTCCCGGTATTTCTCCTGAATCTTGCGGATCACCATATTGAGGTTGGCTTCCGGGTTCGTCCCGAAATAGTGCAGCAGCGCCGTCTTCCGTGCGCCGGTTTGCAAAGTGCGAGACACCTGCGCGTAAAGTCCGTCGCCGCCACCGAACTCGCGCATATGGGCGAGCCAATCCCCTGCGTTGTTCCAGAAAATCACCCGCGGCTGCGAGACGGATCGCCCGACATTGTGCGTCCCTTCAAACGCCGGAGGGATAAAGCCGCCGTCATCAGCCGCCATCCCGGCCATCCCCGGCTGTCTCAAATGAACGCCGGAAGCCGTGGCGTAGAAAACCGAATGTAGGAACCGTGTCTTGGCATCGGCTTCGCTTTCACCCTCGCGCGGCGTGATCTCATCGAACGTCTTTTCGGCCATCCGAGGTTCTTCACGCGCTCGCCACGCCTGAAACGCCGCTTCGGGATCGGCTCCGTATCCCGCAGCGAGACGCAATTGGCGCGGGTCCCAATTCGTGTGCGTCACGTAATCGATGGCCGTTCCGATGCGCGCGCCTTCCGCGTTCTGCCGTCGCCGGATCAGATCGAGCGCAGGCGAATACGCATCGGCAATCTTCTGTGCGGTCGACGAAATCGTTACCGTGCTATTTGGGTCGCCGCCGTTGTTGCGCCACATCGCCTCGGCGACTTCGCCTTCCAGCGGCGTCCCACGCATTGCGAGAGCGGCTTTCTCAACACCGTCACGACGCAACCTATTGCCGACAACCGAGACCGCATTCCGCGCCTGCGTTTGCCACATCGTTTCAGCGCTGTCCTTGCGCGCCGCACCAGGCACCCAGTACATCATCGAGCGAATGCCGTCCGCGATGCCGAGCGCCTTCATCCCAGGAATAAGCCGACCGGCAAGTGTCTGTTGAGGAGCAATGTTGCCACCCGCCTCGCCTTCAGCACGAGCGATCATCGCCGATCGCGCGTCGGCGTTGCGGATGGCGTCGAGCAAATCCCGGCGTGCTTTCTCCTTGATCCCCATCGCAGCAGCGCCGGCCGCAGCCACAATCGGATCTTCAATGCCGCTTGCCCGCATCTTCTCAGCTCGGAAGGCGACATCTTCCAGGATTTGCGCCGCTTCCGCCTGTCCTATCGAGCCTTTAGCGGCGACGCGCGCTATGCACGCTTCCGTTGATCTTGCCATCAGAGCCCCGTGTCTTTAAGGCAGAGCGCCGCTTCGGCAATAGCCTGCGCCTTGGCTTCAGCTTCCGGCAGAGCCGCTTGCGCTACAGCGATTTGCTCGCGTTCTTCGGCGCTTAATCCACTCTCGATTTCCGAGAGACGCTGCTGCGCGGCGAACAATTCTTCCTGAGCCTCTTTAGGAAGCGCAAAAAGGCCGCCCGCCTCCTCCTGCGGAGTAGCCCCGCGCATCATCCCGCGACCAGTCGTTTCGCGTGCCTGCGCCGCCTGCCGCGCCGATCGTTCGGCACCGGGGAAGATTAATTGTTCACCTTGGTCGGTAAGTTCTGTGGCTGGCTCAGCGAGTCGTCCAGTCCCAATGCCGCGTTCGCCTGGTCCAGCGCCAGCTTGAACTGGTCGCGGAGCGCCTGTGGCAGATCCGGGTGCGCCAGCGCCGCCCGCGCCCGCTCTCGGCCATCGAGCAGCTTCTTCCTGTCGATAGGCATCTTCCAACTCTTCCAGTGTTCGTGGCCTGCCGACATCGTAATCGGCTTCCCACGCATCACCACGACTAGCCGCCCATTCTGCGGCCCGGCGCTCCGCAGCAGCAAGGCTTATTTCATGCGCGGTCGCAAGGGTCTCGGCACGGCGCGCTGCCTCTTCTACAGATAGATGATCCCGCACTGCGTCAAAAAATTGAGAGCGCGTCTTCCCGGCGGTCTCAATCCCGGTCTCGTTTGATAGCCTATCCACTTCGGCATTGTGCGCCAACGCCCCTTGGTAAGCGGTAACTGCGGCCTCATCCTTGGCCGAATAGCGCCTTATTCCCTGCGCTTCATCCTGCACGGCTTGCAGCAGGTCATTGATCGTCGGACGTTCGGTCATTTCCGGGAAGTAGCCCTCTTCCCATGCCCGCAGCGCGGCATCATCGAGCGTCATTCCGCGCCCATTAATCAGACCCGGACGAAAGCGCTTGCCGCCGATGACGTGGCTGATCTCGCCACCCTGATCCTGCACGCCACCTGACTTGCGTAGAAATTCGGTTATCCGCGTCGGTTCGCGAGGAACCTTCATCTCTACAGGTTCTGGTCGTGCTGGTGCTGGCGGAGCTGCGGCGGCTTGCATCTCTTCTTCAGCCTTGCGCTGAAAGAAGGTGCCTCCGCCCTCCGGCATCTGGTTTTCGATCTCAAGGGTAGCTAACCGCTGTAGCTTCGCATCGTAAATCTCAGCCGCCGTCTGCCGCAGTTCGCTATCTGGCACACCGGGCGCAAATCCGTCGCGGTAGCGCTGTTGCTGCGAGGCAGCGAGATCAGCCGGCGTTCTGGTCGGCCCTTCAATAACCGTTCGCTCGCCATTGATGACGATGGTGGTGCGCTGCCGACCCATCGGCACTTCTGCGGCCCTGGCTGCCGCAGCAGCATCTACAGCGTTATTACGCCAATCCTCCGCATAATTCCGACCGGTGATTTGTTCATATGCTTCCGCCGCTTGAGGATCGAGCCGCCGGTAGCGTCCGGCAATCTGCTCAGCCTGCTCCCGCGTTTCCGCATGCATAATTCCCTCAAGCGGCGTCTCTACATCAAATCCACCGGCCGAGTTTTCCTGAATCCCGACCCGTGCGGAAGGATGCACAGCACCCGCCGCTTCCCGCTCCGCAATCGTCGCGCGCCTTGCGCCGGGGATGACGGGTTCGAGGAACTGAAGCCCCTCGACCGGTTCCGGCGTGCGTAGCGGCGGCGGGAAGATCGGCGTTACATCAACCGGCCTGCCCTCGGCCAGTTCCGCGACCGCGGCGCTCATCGCCGCGTGCTGTGTCTGCGCATCGGCATGCACAATCTCGGAAGCGGTCGGCACCGCTTCGGGCGCCGGAACATTCAAGGCGCCCGGCTGCACCTCACCACGGCGATAGCGAAGGATGTCGCCGACCGGGCCCGTGATGCCCGCATGAATGATGGCATTGCCGGCGGCGCCAAACGCCACATCGCGCAACGCCTGCCGCAGGCCGTAATCGGATGCTTCTTCCTGTCCCAGACCGTATTCGAGCGCCGCAACCGGAGCCATCGCAAGCGCGCCGGTAGCGCCCCCCGCAATGGTACGTGCGGCCCCTCTCGCGAGAATGCCGGAGCCGAACCGTGCCAGCAGCGCTTCTTCGCCAATGCCGGGTATGAAGGCCGTCGCAGCGCGCAAGGGATCGAGCATGAACCCAATCCCGCTGGTTGCAAAATTAACCGGCCAGCTATGAGCGTCCTGATAGCGGGAGAGGATGTTATTGCGCTCAATTTCCTCACGCTTAGCCTCACCGATCAGCTTGGCGATAGCGTCAGGCATTGGCTTATCGCCGAGCGAGACCGGCTTGCCGTCGTTACCGATAGGCGCGTATCGCTTGTTGTATTCCTCCGGTGCCGCCATCGGGGTCGGGATACTGGCTGGCGGCGGAGGCGGCGGTTCAAGCGATGCTGCTAGCGGATCTTCGGGGCGTGCGCCACCATAAGCGCCTACCGCGTAGAGAGCGCGCGAAAACCAATCAGCCCCCTCGTATGACCCTTGCGTAGTGACGCGCTGGAGGGAACGCGTTGTCGATAGCGCCTCTGCACCCAAGGCTTGCGCCGCCGTAGCCGGAATGCCAGCATAGGCAATATCTGCCGACTGTTGAGGTTCTTCAACAGGCGCCCCGTCAGGGATAATGTCGAAGGCCATTAATATACTGGTGTCGGAATCGGAGACAGAGGCGCGGCTGTTGGGGCAACCGCGTTGAACGGCACCTCGATAAAGTTTCCGTCAGCCCGTTTGACGAAGCGGCCCTGCTGATCCATCAGCCGAATTGCCTGTCCGACCGTCAACCAGTTAGGCGAGGCTTGCAGCACCCGAAACCAGTCCTGCCCTGTCGCCGCACCGGGTACAGGAGCACCGGCAGTATAAGAGGATGGCTGCTGAACATCATTGAATGTCAAAGAGGAAACATAATCCCGCGCCGCTGCCGTGATGGCATCCGCATTGGCGCGCGGAATCCTTGCTCCCCCGTTCGGCATGAACTCGTACTTCCCGATTGCACTCTCGATTGCATGATCGGCTGCGGCGCCCGCATCCTCGCCGTGGTAGAGAGCCTTTGCTTGTGCGAGCAAATCGATCGATGACACGATGCCATTCACCTGAGCGATCGAGGCACCGGAGGCCAACATCGACCGGGCATATTTCTGGATGTCTTCGCTGCCTTCGATGCGTGTGCGGATAGCCTGCGATGGCTTTGTAACGCCGGTAGCGCCCTTGTCGATCAACTCGCTAAGATCGCGATTAACCCCCTCCTTGTTGGCGTGACCAAGTGCTCGCGCCAGTAACGCGCCGTCTCCTTGATTATCGAGTGCGCCGACCATCTGGTAGGCCGCCGGCATTTTTCCGACAGTTACCAAATCGCGCCACACCTCGGGCCAAGCAGTCCCCCACCGCTGCTGCATCTCCTGTAGGGCCGCAGGAGCCTGTTCCGGATTTGACGTAATTTGCTGCATCGTCGCTTGCGACTGTCTGTTCGTCAGCACATGGCGCGCATCAGCCGGGATGCCTAGCCGCTCCTGTTCGGCCAGCAGCTTGCCCGCAAAACTTTCTACTGCGTCGGGTTGACCGGCCCCTCGTAGGGTAGCCGAATCCTGCGCCGATTGCGTGCCGATCGCCTGCTGCGCCGAGAGGATTTCTGGATTGTTCGTTGTGACGTAGGCGGCAGGGTCTTCCCCGAGTGCCTTTATATGGACTTCCGCCGCTCTATCAAAGGCAATGGCGCGCTTGCGCTGCTGTTCGTAATCGACCCCGGTGCTATGCGAGAGAACGGTTTGGTTCGCGACGCGCTGCGAAACGATATCCGACAGAGACATATTGCGAACAGCCGTGATCTGCTGCCCGATCGTCTGGGCATCCTGAAGGTTGCCAAGCATCTCATTCGCTTGGTCGGTCGGGAAAAGCCGATGATAGGTATTCGGGTCATATTGAAAATCGCGACCGTCTTGCAGCATCGCGAGGCCGCCCTTGTACTGCTGAAGGGCCGTCGCACGATCGGCCGAGGTCGCCTGCATCTGGCGGCTGTAACGCTGCATTGCCCCCGAATAGACGCGGTTGTATTGCTCGGGCGACAATCCTTCCGGGATGCGCTGGATGATCTCCTCGCGCGTCGGCATCCCTGGCACAGGAGCCGTCATCGGCGATTGTGGCTGAGCAGGTGGGATCGGCTGGACTTGCGGGTTTGATACTCCAGCCGCCCTGATTTTCTGCGCCATCGCCGCATACCCCTGCGGGCCGGGATGGACACCTTCTGCTGCCCCTACACCCTCCGCTGCGATCACAGGCACCTTCTGACGACCGGCTATAGCCGTAAGCTCTGCGTTTTTCTCGGGAAATTTCGGGCCATAGCCAACCGCGATGACGTTGGCGCCGTTGTCCTTGAGGTACTTGATCGTATCCTCGACCGCCGGCATCTGATTGCCGTTAGTGCCGGAAGGAAGAACGATAGTCTTGCCCTGCCAGTAATCCGCCGGCTGCGCTTTGATGTTGTCAAAAATGGCTTGCGGCGTGTCTCCGCCGTGAACATGGCCCTCTGTCTTTAGGTGACTTTGAAGGCCAACGCCGAGGCTGTCGCCCCAGACCTCCATTTCTCCGCCACCGCCAGTAGCCGCCGCAGTCGGTGATCCGCCATGATCGAGGATATCGATTAGTTGCGGTACACCATTGCGTGTGTATGAGGCATCCTTGTGCGGATCGCCGCCGAGATAGCCGCGCACCGCGCCGTTCCATGTGCCCGTTTTGGCCTTAAGGTCAGCGAGGTAATGCGCGGCACCTGGGATTGCTTGCGTTGGGTCATCCGGGTCGATGCCGTATTCCCGCGCAGTTGACGGCAGGAATTGCGCGATGCCGCGAGCACCGGCAGATGACACACCTGTCGGTTTGAAACCGTTTTCTGCCGACAGCATACGCGTCAACAATTCCTCGGGGACGCCGTATTGATCTGCCGCTTTTTTGATAAGCGGCTTATATTGTTCTGGAGGTAACGGAGCCGCACCGCTACCACGCGGCACCGTCCCAGCGATCGCCCCACCAAACATCCGGTCAAGGATAGCCGCCGTTTCCGCCTTGTCGTCGCCAGCCGTCGCACGTCGCCAGAGCGTATCGAAAAGCGGCCCGGCAATAGCATCACGATTCTGTTGCAGATACGCTTTCGCCGCCGCCGGATTGTTGGAGCCTAGCCATCCCTCCACCCTTGCCGCATCTGCCCGACCGCGAGCATCGTTCATTGCGTGAACTCGAGCCTCAACGCTGCCGCCAAGCCCCGAGTTCTCCAGGATCTTCATCTCAGCATTGATAGCTTTCTCAACCTGATCATTAAAATTAGCGTCATCGTCAGGTCGTGCTGTGATGCTCTGAACCGCGTTATCGACGGAATTCTTGTTGACAGTCTGCGCCCACGATTGCGCCTGCTGGTCGTAATGCCGCCCGATTTCCCCTAGTAGCCTGAACTGCTGGTAACGGGTCTGCTGGTTAAACATCAACTGCTGATCGACTGTGGTTAGCGATGACCCCATTTGCTGCCGCAAATTCAACAGCTTATCCCGTACCGCGGGCATCGCGTCCATCGCGTCTTGCCCATGAAGAGCATAGAACCCCTTACTTTCAGTCGTGCCAGGAGCCGCATCGGGATCACCAAACAGCAGCTTTGTCGTCTCGGTCTCGTAATTGTTGGAAGCTTGGTCAGCCGCCACCTGACCAAAGAGTTTGCCGGCAGCCGAAAAGCCGGCCCCTAATTCTTCCTCCCCCTGACCGATCTGGGCGCCGAACTGGCGCGGACTGGTCTGGATGTTCTGGTAATCACGCGGCGGCTCACCCGCTGGCGAGACGGTCGGAGCGGGCGATAAAGCAGCAGGAATCGTGAGTATGTGCGCCACTTAGGGCGTCCCATAAAAGAATGGGGAATCGGTGATCGAGGAACCAGCTCCGCCCGTTGTATCCAACCCAGCGAGTTTTGTTCCGAACAGATTTGCTCCTCCCGACAGGAGTGTGCCGCCCGCCTTGAACAAGGCCCCTGTCTTGTCAAAGCTGGCCATAGCCTTGTCCAGACCGGATTCCGCCTGGAAACTCGTGGCCTGCGTACGGTAGCCGTACGCCTGTAGCGACGCCTGCTGCCTCACGCGCTCTACATCTGTCTGGCCCAATTCGGATTGCGTTCGCTGCACTTCTTCCGGCGAGCCGGTGTTGACATCTAACCCCGAGGCAGCCAACGCCGCTCGAGTAGCGCCGGCTTGCGCACGGTTCCGCATCGCCTGATCAGTTGCCTTAACCTCGCCTGCCTGCGTGGCGTAGACGGCATTCTGCTGGGCTGTAATGGCATTGTTGGCCGCGACCTGCGCTTGATAATTGGCCTGAGCAGCTGCGGCATTCCCGCTCGACACAGCCCCGACAGCCGAGACTGCCGTACCAATGAGGCTCGCGCCGGCCGCTATTTCGCTAATGCCAAGGTCAAAGCCCACAGCGTTCTATCCTGATCTCGCGGAACAGCGCATTCTCGATCGGCTCCCCAACCGTAAACCCCAGCATCTCGAAAAACCGCAGCGAGCGCTCATAGGTACAGGCGACATGCGCATGAAGCACCTCGCGCATCTCTAACCGCTGGCGTATGTCCCGCCGGGCCTCCCGGAAGTAGGCCAGCGGCAGCCTGGCGATGATCGGCGCGGTGAACAGCCACATGCTGCCTTGCCGAGCCAGCATCGGCGCATTGTCGCCCCACACCGCAGCCACTTCCCCGTCAATCAGTGCAGCTTTCGGGTCGAGCGAGGACCGCCACAGATCATGCAGCAGGTGCCGCGGCGATAACCCGACCAACTCTATTTCCTCGCGATCCTCTGAGCGCATCGTACGGGCAAGTTCGCGGATGTGCGCGACCCGGCATGGCAGGATTTCGTAGGTCATTGCGGAGCCGACCGTTGCTGCTGCCCGCGCTGCGGACGCTCAGACAAACCCATCTCCGGAAGATCACCAGGGACAAATTCCGGAATTGTCGCGAGGACGTTTAATGGCAGAGGCAAAACCTGTTGCACGGCAACCTGCCCCGGCTTGTCCCAATTCCCCGGAATGACGACGCGCTCATCGCCGGTAAACAATGGCGTTATAGTCGCCCCACCAGGAGAGGTGTACGGAACGCTTTGATCCTTGATAGAGGTCAGGGTGCCCCAAGGCGACACACTCACTGGAACGGCCTGCGCCGACGCGTCGGCTTGATTGGCACCCACCTGGTAGCGGCAGGATGCCTCCACGCGTACCGTGACAGCGGGAATCATCTTCCGGCGTCCCTGAACAGTTGGCTGCCCCGTCTCGAGGTAATCCGTCTGCAATTGTGCCGTGAACCCCAAGCCAACCACGACGCTGCTCGCCGGCACTCCGAGCGTGATCGACCCGTCGTTCTGCACCACCTGCGGCGCTATTGGGAAGCCATCGGCGAGCCCGGTCACAACCTGCCCGATCAGATGATCTAGCCCGGTTATCTTGGTCACGGGGGCCGTCATCGTCCATTCGCCTGGCTTTGCCACAAACGACACCACACCAGCCGGCGCATCCGGCGTATCCGGTGCCGGATAAAACCACTGCACGGTTACCTGTGTTGCGCTCGTGTAGCCAGTAATTTTGGCGATCCCGCCATTGGCGCGGATGACGCTGCCGACATTCCCCGAAACAAAAATCCCTGGATCGGAAAACGCAATCGCGACGCCAGTGTTACTAGAGAAAAGTATAAAGGCGTCAGGGTTTGGCTGGGTCAGAGCCAGCCCACAATCGACGCACCACGAGCTTTCAACGCCGGCCCAGATACGATTATTCATGCGCTCGATGTAATAGGCCGTTTTCCCGCCCGCAGTGGCTCGTTGCACCGCCAGATACAGAGCGTCTACCGGCGGCTCGCTAACCGTGCAGACTGTTTTCACTTGTCCATAGGTATCATGCCGCGCCCACCCCATAACCTCTTGTTCCTTGAGGTAGGTAAGGCTCAGCAAAGCACCGTCTTCACGAACACACCACAATATCCGATATGGCTCTTCCGCCCACGCCCAATAAACAAGCTTCTGCCCGATCAATAGATGCGAAGATTGCCACGAAATATCGATGCCCGTATAGATATTGAAAAATAGCTGATAACTAAGATCGCGCACCGTAAAGCCATGCGCCTGTAAATAGAGGATGTCCCAATTAATCCGAATAGGGGGAACAGTCGCACTTGACCCGATTGAACTCTGCGGGATTGCAACTTCACTCGTCGGAGTCAGCGATGTCACGCCACCCGCGAGGCTGCTGGCTTGCGCCGAAATCTGCCAAATGCCCGCGCCGGTAAAGGTAACGAGGCCGAGCGGCATCGGGATCATCCACTGGATGCCGTTAACCTGCTCCGAAGCCACCGTGGCCGTGATGCTGTCCGAATCAATGACCGGGATCGATGTGTCGAAATTGGTGAACGCGCCAGGCTGAGATGCCCAGTAGGTTACAGGGTTATTCAACGTGTCCGCATAGACACGGCGCTGTTGGAAATATGAGACAACGCCAGGATAGGTGCCGGTTTGCGGCCCAACGTCAAGTGTAGCGCTCGCCGATGAGCCGTCCCCCGTAAAACTTATAGTATCCGTATCTCGATAATTCTCTCCGGCATTGTCAACGATCACAGCGACTATCGTATTATTTATGATAACGCAGTTGCCGATGAACCCGCTGCCCGTAGACGTGGCAATCGTGGGCGTCGCCACTGTCCAGTCCGCGCTGCTAGCGCCCATCGTAACGCTGAGAATTTGCCCGGTAGCGAATGGGTTTTGATGTTTGGGAGGGGCGCGTGACGTGTCGGGGAAAATGTTGGAATCGACGAACTGATTGCCGTACGAGAACCCCATAAACCCGAATTGCGCACCGACAGGAACCGGCTGAGCGTTCGTCGAATTACCGGTGTTGTATGAGGTCGGCGCCTTGTAAAGGTTGTAATGACCGACGCCCGCGACCGTATCCCAATTGACGATGATAGACCCAGCCGTGGCCGCAATATCGACCGAATCCGTCACGTTCGCGACATTTGACGCGACGCTTTCCTCACCAGTCTTCGGGTCGACCGCCGTCACGACATAAGCATAAGCAGCCGGTAGCGTCGGCGGCGTGGTCGACCCGCTAGGGTGCGTCGTAGCAACGGCTGTGGCATTCCCCGGCGCCGCGATCTTGGCATCGAATGAGGTCGGCGCAAGGGACCAAGTGGTTGGCCCAAACCGCTTCAGGTCGTAAGGCGGATAAAGCGGGTGCGTGATCGAAATCACGTCTGCCGATTGAGCAAACTTCAACAGCGTCAGATCATTGGCGCCCGTATAGGGTGTGATGACCTCGTAGAGCCTGGCCGCCGACCCTCCACTGGTATAAGCGGTATAGCCCGTAGAATTTATATTGTTGCCGTCAGCGTCCTTGAGCGTGAAATTCGCCCCTGTCGCGTTGGCAACGACATAGGTGTTGCCATTGAGTCGCGTCATCCCGTTGACGCCCGAAATAGCGACCCAATCGCCATTGGTGTAGGTGTTGGCTGCCGTAATCTGGCAGGGATTTGCTTGTGTCGCCCCCGTAATGGCGACAGGATTTTCTGTTACAAATGCTCCATGATTGATGAACCGGATATAATAATCACCGAATTCCAGAACCATTGTCTGTGTGGTCGAAAACTCAAATGAGACGAGGCGGGGAGGAGCCTGTCCCGATGCCGGATTTTGCTTTGACCGTCCTACAAATGCAGTCCCCGCACGGGAATATGCACCGCCTCGATATCCCACATAAAGGTTCCGCAGCGTCGTAGCTGCCGAACCCCATCCAGCCCAATCTACATGCCCCCAGAGCCCCGGCGCTATTTCGCCACGCGTGAAGGCGGTATGGATGACGTTGACGGCCACCTAGTACACACTGCCGTCCGCAAAACCCACTGCGTCGAATCCCTGGTAAAAGTAGCCGGGAAAACCGCCCTGATCCCAAGCCCCGCCCCAGCGCCGCGTCCCACCCACGCGCGCCTTGATCCAGACAGCTTCGTGATTGACGCTTTGTGGGAACCCGGCATCGTTCGCATTGGCGGTGCGCGCTATAGCGATGGATTCCTTGGCGATGGCGATCTGCTGCGCTCGCTCGGTGATCGCGAGTTTCTTGTCGTCGATCACGATCATCGCAAGCCGTGAGGCGAGCAATGCCACCATCGCCTCGGTGAATAGCGAATCCCATTCCTCGATCTCGAGGGTGAGTTTCGTATAGACCAGCATCGCGGTCGGCACGTTGGCGAGAACGATGCGACGGTTGATGAGGCCGGCACCTTCCACCGGGTCGGGGAGATTATCCCAATCCGTTTGACCAACAATCGAGGGAAATTGGTCTGAAGAGGAGACAAGGAAGCGCGCCGGCTGAAGCCCCATCTGCCCATTTGCGGCAGCGGCTATATTGGTCATCGGCGGCACAGCTGTCCCAGGTGGAACCATATTCCAGGGCAGCCAGCGGGCCTTCACGCCATCGGTGGGCCACGCATAGGCATAAAGCCAGGGTGGCTCTACGTTGGTTGAGATTGGGATGCCGCTCGGGTCGAGCGTTTGGCCGCTGGAATCTCCCAGCAATTGCAGCGCTGCCATCTTGCGGGCGAAATTCCAGTTCGCTCCGCGCAGCAACTGGCGGAGCGTATCGAGATAAATGCGGCGAGCCGCCTCGCTCTCGCGCGTGCCGTCGCTGAAGGCGCCGATCGACATATCGATGCCAAGGGCATTCAGCGACCTGTTGACGATATCGGCCGGCAACATCATCGATGCTACCCCCTGCGCCGATCTGCCAGCGCCTCGGACCGCACCGCCTCGATAAGCGCCTCTTTCTCGTTATCGATTGGCTGCTGGAACGCCGATGCAAATTTCGGCTTCAGCGCATCGATATAGGCTTTCGTGAAGCCTGGCTCCCAGAGGTTCGGGTCGGTAATCGAGGCGACGTAAACCCCAAGCGCGTTTTTGACGTTCGTCAGGATGACCTTTTTGGGTTGCGTATAGCTGTTGTCGTTATCGACCCGCCAGACGGCAGCGGTCGGAGCAAGATCGAACATCGGCCCCGGCGGCGGGATGATGGCTCCCAGGTTCAAGCAGTCGGCAGGGTAGAGGTACTCGTAGAGAAACCCAGGAAGCGGATAGGTTGCCGCGCTCCACGGCTGGAGAGGATTATATCCCCCTGCCGGCGGCGGCCCCTTCAGCAACTCGAGGCTCAGCGTTCGGCGAGCGAAAGGCCAATCGTGTGCATCAAGCAGCTCGTCACGGGTCTGCGCAAACAGCGTTACCGCTATGCGCGATGCACGACTGCCCTCCAGGAGGTCGCCAATCGGGGTCGGATAACCGACCTCGCGTAGCGCCTGGTTGATGATCATCTCGATCGATACGGTTGTTGCCATCAGGCTTCATCTACGCTCCCGGCCAATTGGGCGTACCTCTCCGCCTCCTCCAAAAGTTCGCGAGCCAGGTCAGGCCGCCCCGAAAGCGATAGAGCCAACGGGTTTGCAAGCCGGCGCGCCACAGCCTCAGCAAAGGCAGGATCCCATTGATCCAGAGTGGCGGCTGTCGTGGTGTAAACCGCCAATGCAAATTGCGTGTTAGCCAGAATCACCTTTGTCGGCGTGCCCAAAACGACATCAAAGGCTACTTGGAAAAGCACCTGCGGAGGATCAGTGCGATCGTAGAGTTTCGGGCATACCTGACGCAGCCTTACGCACTCCGCAGGATAGACGTACTCATAAACCCACGGACCCGGCGCTAGTGCGCCAACCGCCAGCGACAGAACGGACGTGCGCCGCGCGAATGCCGGATCAAGCTCACGCAGCACGAGATTGACGGTCGGCGTGAAATAGATTTGGGCGGCGTTGGCCGCAGGCGTCCCGTCCGTCAGGCTCGTGATCGTCGTCTGCGAGTCGATCAGCTCGAGCGAGCGATTGACGATATCTGCTTCAGTCGTCGGCATCTTACGGCGAACAGCTCACCGTAACCGCAGCCCCAGTCATGTCCGCAGACGAATTTACCGTGATCACCTGTTTACCGGCGACTATCGACTGCGCATACGAAAAGACAAGAGCACCACTTGCCTGCCCCGTGATGACACACAACGGAGTTACAGCCGGCTTGACCCCCAATGTCGCGGTGCAAGCTGTAACAGGGCCACCGCTGCCAACGGTTATCTGAAATAATTGATCGGTCCCGGAAACGGTCGGGGACGTGCCACAACTGGTAATTGTCGGCTCTGTCGTAGTACCTAACGAATTACCGGTTGTATAGATGATATCCTTGATTACCGTTCCATCCTTGATTGGTCCATAGAATATGTTACTGCCGTAGCGAACCGGCATATTGTTCAGCAATGCTACAAACCCTGAGGCGCTGCCGCCCGCATTGCCGCCAACGGTGATACAGGGCGGCCCCGAAGAGGCAAGGATCAAATCGCAGATGTTGTCATGCACGGTCACTCCGCCGCCGTCTTGCAAGCTAATCAATGGCGCTGCTGACGTGTAGGGCGCGTACATATGGTTGTCGTGGATGTTAACGCGCCAAATCCAGTTCGGTGTATCAGGCGCACTCGATGTCCCCGCAGCAATCCGTATCAATCCATTCGCCGGGAACTGGTTTGCAAAACTGAGAAATTCATTGTCGGCGATCGTCACAGACCCGTAATCGATCCCTGACGATGCCTGGTTCATCAAAATTGCTGTGTTCGTTTGGTTTTCAAACGAATTGCCTCGGACAAGAGCGGTCCCGGTAGGGCCGTAGGTAAGCTCTAAATCCCATCCATATTTGCAACCGTTGAACTTGTTGGCAGTAACCGTCGTCAATCCTGTCGCAAGATTAAGAATGCCTGCCGTGCAAGTCCCGGCGGAGATGTTCAGTTCTGTAAATAAATTACCCTCGAACACCCCGTCGCCATAATCTGCCCCGGTAGCATTCTCGACAATGTAAATGCCAGCAAAAGCAAAATCTTCGTGGGCGGTGTTGATGACACGCGGCTGCGCCACGAACCCTTCTTGGATATCGACGTATCCTTTGCGGAACTGTACCGCATTGACTTCCGGCATGCGCTGCACGGTCCCCGAACCGGGAGTTATGAAATTCCCTACAAAATTGATGTACGCTCCACCGGACCGCGGCGAAGCCCCCGAATAATCAAACGCAAAGTTGCAGAACAGGAACCGGTCCTCGCCCGTCGTCTGGAACACGTCACCTGAGCCGGAGGTCGTCTGGACGATCGTGCCCTTCAATCCGGCGCCCGCATAATCGGCGTTCGTGTTGTTGTAACCAGGCGACCCGGCTCCGCACACTGTAGCCCCGACCGGCCACGTCACCGTGCTGGTGACCTTGATCACCCCCGGAGGCAACAGAACGAGCTGTCCCTTGGTGATGCCATTGGCGATAGCCTGAAGCGCCGCCGTGTTGTCGGTACCGGTTGTCGCACCGATGACCCCATCCGCTACGACGCCGGGCGCAAACGAAGGCGGCTGGCCGCCGTCGCTCAGCAGCGAGCCCGCAGTGTTCGCCCACAGAGCCGCGTGCCCAACCGTCGTCGATACCGGCCCGACTACGTTACCCGTCCCTGTACCGGGGAACGGATAGGTCGTGCCATTAATTTTGATACTGAAGGTCGCGTTCGGTCCCTCTAGATCGATCAGGCCATTGCCGCTGCCATCGAATCCCCAGCACAACGAATTGTAAGTCGCGCTCGCATAGGCGCTATAATCGCAATAGCCGAGACCAGAGTTGACCACGGCGAGGCCAGTAGGCAACGTCCCGGCATTCGTATTGTTAGCGGGCTGCTGCCCCGCTCCCGGCGAACCGCCGCCATCCATGATGCGGCCATTGCTGTTCCACATCGGGATGTGACCCGACACCACCGGACCTAGCTGCTGCACTGAGCCTTGCGCGAAGGCAGCCGAGGCCCACAGCAGCATCACGCTCGCGAGAAGAAAGCGCTGCATCACGATAGGTCTTCCTCGGTCAAGATCTCCCAATCGATCACCCCGCCAGAGGGGATCGCCGCGCCGTTTAGATTGATGCAGATGAAATCGCTGGTGCCGCGCAGGACACAGGACTTCGTGACCCTGCCGAATTCCCAGACCAGTTCAGCAACCCCGATGCCGCTGCCGATCGCCGGCATCTGCACGCGCCCCGAACGAAGCTGTCCACCAACCTGGGCGCCAAGCGACGTCGCATTGGCGGTCCCGATCGTCGAGACGACAGCCGTGGAACTAGCGTCGGTCGTATCGAGTTTCCCGGCCGTGACCGGCGTCAGAACCGCGGACCCGCTATCGGCTGCCGATCGGCGAAACAGCAGCGCCGGCATGTTCCCCGCCGCCGTCGCCCCGCCGCTCAGTTTGATCCTCTTGATGCGAACCGTCTTCGTGCCAGACCCCTGGATTTGGATGATGTCGGTCGGCGTGGCAACCGGAGCGAAGGCCGTCCCTGCGTAACAGTAGGCCGCCTTTATCAGATCGGTGCTGACTGGAAGGGCAATGAGGCCGGGGGCCAGAGTGAACTTGTTGCCGCTTTGATCCGCGATAACCTGCGTCGCGGCGACGTTCGCCCCAACCCCGTTGGAATCAATCGAAACGGGATTGCCGTTGCGATCGGATATTTGGATATTGGGCATCTATGGCACGCCTATCGTGATGAGGCTGCTATCGGTCGGGAAAAGCGAACTGGCGGACAGCGCCGACCACGGTGCGCCCATCATCAAGATCAACCCGAAATGCGTCGTCTGATCGGGGATGGATGACTGGTGCGCCGATTGCGGCGTCGCGTATTGCCCCATGTTGATGTTCCCGGTCAACACGTTCCCCTGCACCTGCGGGACCAGCCTGCCGCGGTTCATCATTTCCGGCGCGGGGTCCGCCGGTGTGACGGAGGTGCCTTCTGAGAAGCGGCTCTCTCCCGGCTCGTCGCCTGATCATGTGCCAGCTGCTGCTGCTGCTGAGCCCGCTCCTCAACCGTGTGCTGATCGGGGACAGCGGGAAGTCCTGGTGCCCACACGACATTGGCACCATTCACCCGTTCGATGTGGGTAGCCGTGTCGTCAGGGTGGCGGATCGCTCGCTCGACCATGTGCGACCGGCGTTCAGGCTTATCGCTCATTCGTCCATATCCTCTAGGGCTTCGTCCTCTAGACTGAGCCTTTGCAACTGAATTTCCACGCGACAATCGGGGCCATTTGGCCCATCGTTCTTGGATATGCTCGTGACCTCTCCGAACGCTCGAATGTCGATCAGATCCCCGATCTCGCAATCGGCTTCAAGGCCAAGCTTGGTCAACTCCCGCTGCGTCAGGCAGATGCGCAAGCCGTAGGGATAATCCGGCCGATCCGGCATCGCGATAGGCATGACGGCATCGAGTTTTTCCTCGTCGTCAAGCTCCATGTCGACCATCCGGCTCCACGAGCGCGCCATGATCAAGCCGCCTGTGCCGGCTGCGCTGCGGGTTCCGCCGCAGCTCCCGGCTGACTGGCCACATTGCCCATCGCCGCCATCTGCTCGTGTGCCGCCATCATGGCGGCAACCTCTTTCTCGTGACGGTCTTGCATCTTCCGGTGATCGTCGCGGTGGCTGCCATGCAGATCACGCCGCTCGACCTCGTGGCGCTTGAACATGGCCTGCCGCTCTTCTGCCTGCTTTTCACCAGGCTTGTCGCCCTCGGCCTTTGCTTCGGACGGGCTCTCCGTCCGCTCTTCCTCGGCCGAGCCTTCCGCGCCGTGTTTCTCGCCACGCGCCTTCTGGCTGGTCTCGTGATCATAGAAACCGCTTGAACGGGCCATCTGGTGCCTCACTTCTTGTCGTAGAAACCGGCGTGGCGCTTCTTGCCGCCGCCATGCATACCCATCAGCGTCTCGGCAAGAAGCGCCTGAGCGCCAGTCTTGCCGCTATCGCCCGCGTGCTCCGCTGCAAACTGCCGCGTCGTCTCACCGGCTGCCTCTGCCTTCTTGCGAAATTGACCGTGAGAATTCGAGGTTGCCTTTTTGATCCACTTCTTCGCCACAGTTCCGCTCCTTGATTCAGCGTCGGCGATGGTGAGGTGCGGCATCAGTCCTGCTTCTTATCGTAGAAGCCGCCGTGCTTCGGGCGGGCCCTGTGTTCTGGCAACTTGCCGCCAGGATCAGCCGCAGCGAAATCCTTGCCGACTGACTGCGGCACGCCACCAGCGCCGCCTTTCTTCGCCGCAGCAGCAAACATCAATCTGCGCTGAGACTCACTGACGGCCGGCATCAACCTGACTCCTAACCCACATGCGGTTCTTGCGAATGTCGGGGTCGAACGGGAAACGCGCGACCGCGCCATCCGCAAGGGCCATGAATTCTGGCCCAGTCGCTTCGTGCCCATCGAATACGCGACCCAGCATCACCTCCGCCGACAAGCTCGCCCATGCGAACCATAGACCCGCGACCAACCAGCACCCCCGCCAGAGCAGCCGCGACAAATCCCGTGGCAGGCACTCTGAGCGGAAAGGACACCAATATTTCAGCGCAGACGGCGAAAAAGGCAGCACGTTCAGCAATATTTCCTCTTTTTCGCCAAAAAGCCAAAATCGGGATAATTGCGAGAAAAACCGCGCCATATCCCATTTCGACAACTGCCTGAAGCGCGTCGCTGTGCGCAAATTGGTGAACCGGCAGCGCCATGCCTACCCATCCAAGACCGCGCCCCAGCGGGGTGATCGCTTCCCCCATTGCCAGCCAAACGATTACCCGGGTGCCGGCGCTCGCTACTTTGTCGGCCCCGAGGATTGCCAGCGTCGCGGCACCGCCTGCCATTACCAGCGCCGCGCCGAGCGCCTTGACCCACCGCGCGCCCGGGACGGCATAGAGAAGCCCCAGTGTCGCGACGATTACCGCGATGCGTGACTGGCAGAGAAACAGCGGGATCGCCGTTGTCGCTATCATCCACCAACGCCGCCGCACCGAAGCCCATACAAACAAAATGGCCGAAAATTCGGCCAGAACCTCGCTGTTGTAGAAGAGACCCGGCGGCGGCCCCGAGCCTTGCGCGACCGGGTGCCAGCCAAGCCATTGCCCGATCGCCAACATCGAAGACGGGATAAGGCCAGTCCCCAACCCCGTCATTACCGCATCAAGGTCGTCGAGGCCCGCCGCAGCTAGTAAGGCCAATGACAGGATGATCGCATAGAACAGCTCGAGCGCGCCGCCCCACGGATCTGGCGAGGCTATCAGCGAGACACATCCCAATCCGATGAGCCAGAGCAGCAAGAAGGAGACGCCGCCGCCGAGCGCCTTCGGGTCGAGCCGGGAGAGTAGCGGAACGCCAACCGCGATGATCGCCCAGCGCGGCGCCAGCGCTTCCGCCGGGAGACCGGGCCAGTAAGCCGCAGAGAGGGCTATTCCGAAGAATAGCCACGCTATTCGATACGGTCCCACGTAGCGTTGGACAGCGAGTAGAGATAGCAAAGATGCCCAAGAGCGGTGAAAGCCGTGGCATTGTTGTTGATCGACTGCCCGGTATTCGCGCCAACGGTCAGCGTTGAGACGATCTGCGTCGAGAACATGCACACCTGCTGCCCGTCATTCGGGCTCGCCGGCATTGTGATCGTCCCGGTCGCAAGCGTGGTCGACGGCCTGAACGCGGCCTTGCTGACATTCGCCGCGAACGTGTAGGTGAAACCGGTAGCCGGCGCCGATTTGTAGTAGCCGTACTGTGTCGTGATCTGTTTCGGATAGATATAGCGGTTCCCGGCCGCGGCCGAGCCGTGCGGGATGTCCTGGATCAGGTCATCGGTAAAAACCTGCGCCGAGATCGGCGGCGTCGCTTGCGCCCAGGCGATTGCCGCGAGAGACGCGGAGCCGAGCAGCGCTGCGGCGAAGGCGAGTGTGCGCTTCATCATGTTACTCCGTGTCCAGAGGATCAGCCATACAGGGGGCGGCACGTCACGCGGATGTCGGCAGTTGCCGCCGCGCCCTGCGCCGTGGTCAAGGCAAAATAGATGGCATTGAGGTTGAAGGCCGCCGTGGGGATAGCCAGCGTCGCTTGCATCACACTGCCGGCGGCATTCGTCGCCGCTGCGGTCAATGTCGAATACGCCTGGCTGTTGGCGACGATTGCCGTGCCGCCCTTCGATGTCGTCTGGTAGAACCCGCCGACCGCCGTTGTCAGCGAGGTGCTGGCGTTCGCGATGGAGATTTCGGTGATTTCATAGGTGCTGCTCGGGAACGCGATCGGAATGATCTGGTCAGTCGTCACATTCATGTTGGCTGATTTCAGCATCCCGCACTGCACACTGGCGGGCGCAAATCCACCCCACCCCGCAGTCGGGAACTGCATTGTCGTGACGGGAGCGGCGATCACCGCGCCTGCGGCCAGTGCAGCACCGACGCCGAACGCCAGCAGGACGCCCTTGGCAAGAATCTTCATTACCATTTCCTCGCTAGATGCTGCTGGCAATCGCCAAGGAGAGCGCTGCCGCGCCGGTCGCCGATAGGCGGTAGTTCACGTTGCCGGAGGTGTGGACCGTGCAGTTGAGACGATATCCCATGCCCTTTTCCGGTTCACCCGCGACAACCGAGACATCGCTGTTGTTCGTCGCCCACACCGCCTGCGTGCCGTCGCCGCCAATGCCGCAGACAACCCAGGTCGTGCCACCGTCAAAGGTCCGCTCGAGCCGCACCGAAGCGTTCCAATTCCCGTTAGGCCCGCCGTCGCCGTAGATAAAGATGTTGAACGGCCCCCACGGCACGAATGTCTCCGAGACGCCCGTATCCGCAAAGACACCCGAGACAACCGCGTTGGCTTGGTCACGCGCAGCAGGTGTCTGGAAAACGCCCGTAGGCTGGGTCGCCATTGAGGCTTAACCCTTGGCAGGCGGCGGCGGCGCAGGCCGCAACAGGCGGACAGGAAGTCTGGTTGTCGACTGCATTGGCTCAGGCATCTTCTTTGTCCTCAGTACGGGTTTGGGCGCGCCGGCTCGGCGACGCTGCCGAGAATGCGCACACCATCCTGATGGTGCCCCGGCGTCACATTGTCCCGAATGCGCACGCCGTCGTTGCTCAACGCACCCTGACCGGCGCCGGTCTGAGCCGCACCGCCAGATTCGTCAATGATGCGGAACCCGGTGATCAGCGGGTCGTCCGGCCCCTTATTGTCCTCGACCAAATGGCCGATCCAGGCGCAGAAATGACGGAAGATTTCCTCCGCCGTTTCGTTAGCGGGCCGCATCGCCAGGCTCGGAGCCAGCGGCCACGCGACATAGCGCTGCCGCATCTTGTGGTCGTCACCGGCATATTCGCGGGCAATGAAGGTCTCCGAAAGGTAGACCTCACCCACGAGCTTGTATTCCGGCACGCGTCCAGCCATGCGTGCGTCGATAATCGCCTGCTCCATCCGCCCCCGCGCCGCATCGCGAGACGCCAGCAGGTCAGGGGAAATAGCGCGCTTCGCCCGTGGATTACCCTGGTCGATAAGCTGGGCAATCGAGACCGCCAGATGCTCGGCGAACTTCTTGTCGGCGCCGGCCTCGGCCGGGACCGTGCCGCGCGCCGCCTCGATCTTGGCAACAATATCGGCCGTCGCCTTTGCCACCTGATCGGCAATCGCCGCCTGCACCGCTGGTGACGCCAACAGCGCGTCTACATCGGGAGACAGTTTCGGCTGAGCAGCAGGGACAAGCCCCTCGCCGCGCAACTCGGCCTCGCGCTCACGCAATTCGCGCTCGCGCGTCTCTCGGCTTCCATAGGGAGGCATCGTCAGGCGACCGAATAGTTGCGCTGGGCCTGCGAATTCGACTGATCGTCGCGATCGGTCGTGACAATCGCATAGGCGATCGTGCCGGCGGTCAGGTCCGTACCAGACGCGAACTGCATCAGCAATCGGGCGAACCGCGGACGAAGCGTCTCCGGCCACACCGGCGGCCAATCGAACCGCGCAATCCTCGTGTTTGCCGTGCAGAGAGCAATCGCGAGATTGCCGGTCTCGACCGCGGTGTACCAGGTATCCGGGTTTCCGGTTCCGTCATCCTGCGCCAGCTGCAGCGCGAGATTCGGCGTCGCCGAGGTGCCGGTCGTGAACGTCGTCCCGATCACGACATCGAGAAGCGCCTTGCGAACGCCGATGCCGAGATCGGTCCCGAATTTGGCCGATTCCACACCGATAATCGCGTTGCCGGTCGACAGCACGCCGACACCCAATCCCAGGAGATCGAGCGCGGTGCCGCCGGGCGCCATGACGATGCTGACGCCAGAGGCACCGACCATGCTGAGCGGCGTGCCGGGCGCAACGAAGTTGAGAAGGGCATCTGTAAACATCGAATTATACTCCTGATTTTCTGGCCGTCAGAGCCGTCAGACCACGCGCGCTTCCGTGTTTAAAATCGCGTCGACGATGCGCACGGGGATACCGCGAATGTAGTCGGTGACACGACCGGCGGCGTCGGTGAGGGAAAGCAGGACATTCCTGTCGCGCATTCCCTGGACATCGGCCCAATGTCTTGCCGTTCTGTTCATGTACCACACCGGGCGGATGCCGGGACTTGGCTCGTCTGGCGCATCCGTCTCGGTGATGCCGCTGGCCATCTTGGAGAGGGTCGGCGGGAAGAGGACGGCTTCGGCGAAGACCGCGAAGAGATCCTGCGCGTTCGGCCCGGCAAGGCCGGCGCTGGTCACGTCGATATTGGCGTAGCGCACGCCATAGCGCCAATCCTCGGGGACGAGGCCCGCTTCTTGGCGGAAGAAGCTGGTGTAGGCTTCAAACCGATTGCCGAGCGAGTCGTAGCCGGGGACCGTATCGCCCTTGTCCTCCATGACGAGACCCGCCTTGGAGTTTCGGGGATAAAGGCCCTTGATCGTGCGCTCTCCCCAGCAGATGAGCCAGATCGAGAGGTTGCTGCTGGCGGTGCCGAGGCCGTCGATCACATTGGCGGCGTTCATCGCGGTCGCCGTCGACACCGTGTTGTAGAACGGTGCGAGACCCATGAACTGAGCCGGCGTCGAGATCGTGTTGCCATAGAAGATCGTGGTCGCAAGCGTCTGCGACATGCCTTCGAGAAAGGCCACGTCCTCGTTGTAGCGGAACTGCTCGAGATCGCCCGAGCGCTCGGCGAGCGTACGATCGACCTGGCTGTAGCCGACAAGTTCACCCAAACCGACGCGCGCCTTAGCGGTCGTGGACTTGCTGAACGGAATGCCGGCGTTGATCTGCCGCCATGCACCCGCAGGCACCGATGTCCGGTAGACAAACTCGTGGCCGCTCATCTCCGAACTTTCCATCCACGGCATGTCCGTCAGGACTTCGTTGGTTTGCGACATCAGCTCCGCAATGCGGCGCTGCTTTCCCATCCCATCGGTGCGGGAGGTCAAGTCAAGAAGGGTTAGGAATTGTCCGGTAGCCACATTGGCCTCCTATTGCACTTATCCGTTAGAGCGGGGATGGTCGTACCAGTCACTGCGTCTCCCCGCTCCATTCCGACGCCCGATATCGGGCGGCGGTTTCTGGGCAACCGGGGGTGATGCCGGCTCGTCGTAGAACTTTGCGAGATTGACCATGAGCCGGAAGAACTCGGGGTGGTCGGCCATGCCGGTATCCACCAACGCCTTATCCATTGCGACGCGGCGCTCGGGAGGCACGAACATCTGAAGCATGCGCTGGGCGGCCGCGAGATTGGTCTGGAAACCGGAACCGCCCAGATCGGGATCGGACATGATCTGATTGCGCCACTCCGAGCGCGTTTCGGCAAAGATGCGGTGCTGCTCGTTCTGAAGATGCTCCTGGAAGCGCTGCGCTTCCGCCATGTGCATCTCGGCGAGCGATTGCCGCAGTTCCGGGGCGACCTGATTTGTGCCGAGCAATTCGTCGAACTTGGTCAGCGTCTCGGCGTTGAGCGTGGTGCCCTCGGGGAGCGTCAGCGGCTCGTATTTCAGTGGCTCGGGCGCCGCCGGTTGTACCGCAGGCGTCTCGGTCGGCGTCTCGGTCGGCTTTGGCTCACCGGTACTGAGCAGCCCCGGCGTATCGGTATGGGGCGTGATCGCCGGAGCAGTAGGGGTATCGGGAGCACCAGCAGGGAGGCTACCTGCGGTATCAGCAGCCGGGTCCGGGGAAGAGACGGTCGGCGCGACAGGCGCTCCCGACTGCTCGGCAGCAGGTGCTGCCGGTTGTACGGGTACCGGAGCCGCGGGGGCGGCCGGTTCAATTGCTACGGGCGGTGCCGCTACCGGCTCGCTCGGGGCTATGGGTGTGGTCGGTACCTCAGACAACTCTTCTCACCGTCGTTTTTTCGATTGCATCATCGCCGGGTCACACTCCTGCATCATCTCCAGCACGCCTTCGGGGCAGAGACGCAACCAACTGCGATAGAGCCGCAACCCGAAATCCCGTTCGCCTGCGTGGTGCCAGGTCGCCATGTCCTGCGGAAACCCGTTAGGACCGCAGGCGAAGCGCTCTTCAAAGGTCGAGGCCGAAGCGAGCAAGCCCCACATCTCACGGCGCCCGATCTCGGTAGAAAAGATCCCGCGCCAGAACTCGCTTGCCGCTTCAGCTTCCCGCCGTGCCTTATTACGAATGCGCCGCAGCGAGCGAGGGTCCGCGGCATTCGGGTTTGTTCCTTCCGGCTCTACGCTCTCCCCGGCTTCCGCCGACGCAGCCTCGGGAATATCATCGCTCAAATCAATTAGGCAGCGCGCCTATCCTTAAATCCTGGCGGCAGAACAAGACCGCTCATCGAGACGGGAATCGTATCGCGGTGCGGCGCCGGCAGCGCCGTTGGCAAGTTGGCCCCCACCTTGCGCAGCGGCTGCTCCCAGCGCCGCTCGAGTTGGCGCAGCATCTCACGCATCACCTGCGCCATTTTCTGAAACAGCTCTCGGGGATACCGACCCCTGATCCAGCCGCCGCAGCGCTTGTGGACTTCACCCATCATGTGCGCGACATCGAGCCATCCGGCACTATCGGTCTCGCCCAGCCGCACCGCTTCAAACCCGTGCGCTCCCGGCTGCCCAGGCGGCAACGTGACACCCCCGGCATCCTCGCGCCAATGCGCCGCTTGCCGGCACGCACCCTCGATCAGGCTCAATTCGCCTAGGAGCAACTGATAGGTCGGGCCCTGCGCCGGCAGCTTTGCCAGATCATCGCAATGCTCCGCCGCGAGACGGAAATTGGTGCGCAGGCAATCCCAGATTTCGGCTTCGGTGATCATTTAAGCCGCTTGCCCCTGCGGCGGCGCGCCCGTTCCAAGAAGAGCGCCAATAGCAGATTGACCGCCGCCGACCGGGATACGCGATAGACCTTCCGCCGCATCGACCGCTTGCGGTGCCGCATTCATCATCTGCTGCTGAGCTGACGCCTTTGCCTTCGCCTGGTCGTTCTGCGCCACCTGATCCTGGCTGTAGAGCGCCTTTGCCGGGAAGCCTAGACGGTCGGCGTAGATACGCGCGGTTTCATCCAGGTTTACGATGCGCAGCGGGTTCGGCAGCCCCATCGCCATCGCGCCCTCTCCAAGCTTCGCCAGCGTCGCCAGTGTCCGCTCCATCCCCCCCGTTTCGGCGGCGCGCTGCGCCAGCTTCATCATCGAAACGTATTCGATGGCGACCGGGATACCTGCGAGAGAGGGCGGCGGCGGCTGAAGCAGGCCGCGGCGCGACATGATCGAGACGACGCGCTGAATGGCGGGCGAGGCGAACTCGGTTTCGAACAGCTCGATAACCGGCCCTAATTGCTGGATCTGCTCGCCCTTGCGTTCGCTTATTTCCAGTTCGTTCCGCGGCTGCACCCCGTCCATCTGCGAGATGTAGAGGAACACATTGGTAAAGAACGCGCGGTCAATTCGCTTCTGCACCGTCTCGATATCGGCCGTGATCGCCGCGATCGCCTGCGGGTTCACATCGAGAAGCGGCCAGAAACCCTTTTTGCCGCCGCTGCCCGTATTAACGTAAGTGATCTCGCCCGGCAGGATCGAGGACGGCTTGTTCTCCAGTTCCGGATCGGCCCCCATCGGCGGGCGAACCGTCTTGTCGATTGCCTCGCCCTTGCGGCGGGTCTCCTGCTGGAGCTGCTGCGTGTCGCCGAGCGCATCCATACCCGGCCCGCGCCCATAAGCATCGTTCGAGGTTTTCGACCAACGACACGCCATGAACGGACGCTCATGGAAACCGCGGCGCGACAGCTCGGCTTCGGTGCGCTGGCCCTTTAGCCAGTAGACCTCGCGGAACGGAAACCGTCCCGGCACCACATTGACCTTGCCGCCGTTCGCGCCCCGCTTGGCGATGGCAAAATTCGGCTCGATCGCATGAGCCACGACAAATTCACGTTCCAGATTGGCCCCACCCTGCTCCCACAGCGTACGCACTTGCTGTGGGCACGCGTCGAGCGTGAACCAATCGACTATCTGCGCCACCGTGTAGGTGAATTCGCGGTAGAGCGTGTCGACCGAGAGCCGTGCCCCGGTGGCCAGGAAATACTCTCCGGCACACGGCACATAAGCCCTGACGATATCCTCATGATCCTCATAGATGATCATCGGAGATGTGCCGAAGGTCGACACATCCTGAAACATCTGGCTGGCTTCGGTGTAGAAATTCGAGCCGCCGAGCACCGCGTAGATGCGCTGCGTCGTATCGTCAAGCCACTCCTGCGCCGGGGCGTCCAGCTTAGCCTCGAGTGCGGCGCCGAGACGAAACCACGGCCGGGCCGGGCTCATCAGGCCAGACGACATCCCGGCAGCGCAGATCCGCATCGCCAGCGTCGCGGTCGAATCGACGATCGCCTCGTTGACCGGGAGACCCCGGTTCATCGTGTTCGACGTGACGACCCAGTGATACCGGTGCGGCAGGATAAATTGCGCCAGCCGCGCCCAGTATTGCCACCACGTATAGCGCCAGGTCCGCAGCGACCCCAACCGCGCTTCCAAGTGCGCGAAGATATCACCCCAATCATTCGACCGGGGTTCGGCACGCCCCGAGACCGGCGGCTGTTCGCTAAGCAGCATCGGCCCCGGCTGCGCCGCCGGAGACTGTTCAGCCATCAGCCAACAGCCATGCGGTCATCATCGACGACAGCAACAACGCACAAATAAAGGCCATCGGCAGCCAGCTATATCCCCAGATGCTTGTGTTCTGCCGCCAAATCAAACCGAGCCAGACAAGCGCGATCGCGGCCCCGACCAGAGCCAGCGCCATCACGTCCCCGTGAGCCGCTTTTGATCAGTTGTTGGTTCGACCGCTCCGGAACCGCTAGTCAGCACCGTGTTCGAGAACCCCGCGCCGCCGGCTGCCGCCGCCGCAGCCCGCTCTGCCGCACCAGCTTGCGCCGTTGTCTGTGTCGCCGCAGTCGGCGGATTTGGCGGAGGCGGCGGGGGAGGCGGAGGCGGAGGTGGCGAAGGAACCTTCGGGGAACTGAAAAAACCCATCAGATCACCAGCCGGTCGATCGAATAGGGATCGTATTCCGCCCGGTGCAACCGCCGCGCTCCCCACGCCCTCGGCAGCATCTCGGCTGTCCGGCGCGAGGTGATCGGCTCGGCGAAGGTGCTCGCCAAGGCGTCTGCATGATCAGGGCTACGACCGATCCGCGATTTCAATTGCAGCTTATCCTCAAGCAAGAGCCGGTCGCCCTTGTGCGTGTAGGTGATCTGCGTCAATTCCTCGACCAGTTCAGGGCACGGAGGCAACTGGCCACCGCCCTTGATCCACTCGACAAGCAGGAAATACATCTCTGCGCGCTTGTTGTAATACCGCCGATCATGCGGCTCGCCATTGTAGATGACACCAATAGGAGAGCGTCCGAGTAGGCGCAGATTGTCAATCCACGAAGCCCCGAACCCCCCGGTATTATCAATAAATACCGCGTCCGCGCCCCAGTCGGACCAACGCCGCGCCACCGCGCCAGCACCCTGTATCCCATCGACCCCTCGCCATACGGTAGGCGTCAGCGCCACAAGACCCTGGCGCGGGAACATCACGCTCGCGTCATCACCCTGCCGGGCAACGTCAATCCCCAAAAGCTTCGGCGCATTGCCGATATCGCTATCCCGATACGAGCGGTTCGCCGCCGCCGCCATCTCGTCGGGCCCGATCAGCGCATTGATCGAATGCTCCGGGAATTCACCCAGCACATTGACCTTGACCCATGCGTTGTCCCGGCCCCACAGCGCGATCATCTGCCGCGCCCATTCTATATCCACGCGAGGTGAGCGCTTCGGATCGTCGGGGTCGCCCGTGATCCGCACCACGAACCACCGGCCGCGCTCGGTCGTGCAAGCCCGCCACAGCGGCCCCTCCCGCTTCAGCGTGTTCCCGGCCTGCACCATCTTGGTAACCTTGCCGGTGGAAAGCGCCGCATCGGCCGAAGCCATCACCGCGGTCGGCATGTCCCCGGTCTCATCCAGCAGAAACAGCAGATAATCCGCATGGAACCCGGCCAGCGTCGCCGCCTGCTCCTCGACATTCGCCGTCTTCTGCCAGGTCCGCGCCGTCATGAACCACGTCTTCGGGGATTCCTTTGAAATCACCCGCGTCGCCTGCACTTCGAACATCTGCTGCAAAAGCGGCGACTTCGCATGCCACTTCGCGATCTCCTTCCACAACCCGTCCTGTAGGTTCTGTCCGGAGATCGAGGTCATCGCGATATTAGAGTACGGGTAAACAACAATAAAATTCCACGCGAGCCACGCGAGGCAGGCCGACTTTCCCGGCCCCTTACTGGCCGGCAACGCTATCCGCTGCTCGTGCGGAAACGCCTGCAAAACCTCGTCCTGCCACGGGTCCGGCGTCGTCTTAAACACCTCCCGCACAAAAATCTCGGGATGCGCACGCCACCGTATCGCCGCAGCCTTGAGCTGCGTCACCCATTCAGCCTCGGCGGCCAAATACCTTCATCCAAAAATTGCAGCAGCAGCGGTATGCACACGCATTCCGACCGCCAGAATTAGGCGCACTAGCAGGAAAACGCCGGCGTCGCAAGCTTTTTTTTGCGGTCAACCCATCGCCGACCAGCGATACCCAATGCACTCGCTCTGCACCAGCAGCCCCATCTCCACGGCAGCAAAGGCGCACAGCTTATCGTCATTCCCCTTCTTCATCACATAAGGCAATTCCCACCCAGCCGCCCAACTCAACGGCGCAAAATAATACTCTCCCAGCATTACCGCGTCGTAATCCTCAAACGACATGAAACCGCCGTTCCGCGCCA